TAAGAATAATAAAAACATCAATAAGAAAGTAGATGATACTAAATTAACATCTAAAGTTAATACACCTAAATCTAGTAATGCATTATCATTAATTTTAGGTAAAGCACAAAAGCATCCTTTTACCGCTGCTTCTATTCTTACTGTTCCTACTTATAATGCTGTAAAAAAAGTTAGTGACTTAATGAAAGATATGACTACTAAATCAGAACCTAAAACTTTTGCTCAAGCTTTCAGAGAAGCAAGAAAAGAAAAAGGACCTGATGCAGTATTTACTTACAAAGGTAAAAAATACAGTACTGTAACAGAAGACCAGTACAAAAAAGCAGGATTTAATTCTCTTCGTGAGTATTTAAATGCTAAAAAGAAAAAATAATTATGCCCTTAGTAAAAGGTTCTTCTCCTAAATCTATATCGAAGAATATTAAAGCAGAATTAAAAGCAGGAAAGCCACGGAAACAAGCTGTGGCTATCGCTTTATCCACTGCAAGAAAATATAAAGGTAGAAATAAATAAAAATGGCTTTATCAGACGCAGAAAAAAAGAAAAACTTTCTAAAAAAACACGGATTACCCGGATTTAATAAGTGTGTATTACGCTCAGAGGGTGGTAAAAAAGGAAAAGTAGGAATTTTAGTCGATGGAAGACCGAAATTAATTCGTTTTGGTGATGCCTCTATGGGTCATAACTATTCTGCAGAGGCTAGAAAGTCTTTTAAAGCACGTCATGCAAAGAATATTGCACGTGGGAAGATAAGTCCTGCGTATTGGGCTAATAAATGTTTATGGGCTGGACCGGGAGGTAGTAAAAAAAGACCTCCAGCATCTCAAAAACATAAAAAAGGAGTATAATTTTAATGACAAAAAGTTTATACGTATGTATAATAGAAAATAGGTGTTAATAAAACTATGTTTAATATTGACAAACCTCGAAAATCAGAATTATCAGACCAACAAAAGAAATTTCTAACTGTTTTATTTGGGGAAGCAGGGGGAAATGCTAAAATGGCTGCTGAAATAGCAGGATATTCTGAGTCATACTACCCCGATTTAGTTAAGAATTTAAAAGAAGAGATTATTAATAGGGCAGAAGAAATATTAGCCGCTCATTCTCCTAAAGCAGCATTAGGAATGATTAATGCTTTAGATGAAGATGGCTCTACACCGGGCGTTAATATTAGAATGGAAGCTGCTAAACAGATTTTAGATAGAGTAGGTGTCTCTAAAAAAGAACGTATTGACATGAACGTCAAACAAGCAACAGGAATATTTATTTTACCACCTAAAAATGGAACAGCAGGAACAACAGAATAATTATCAAAGACGTAAAAGACGAGCAAGAGTTATACCTTTCGGATATAAGGTCGATGAGAATGACCCAGAGTATCTTGTTCCTGTAGAATCAGAATTAGACGCATTAAAAGAAGCAGAAAAATATTTAAACAATTGCTCGTATAAGGAAGTTGCAGAATGGTTGATGAGAAAAACAGACAGGAAAGTGACGGGCATGGGATTACGCAAGATTCTAATGAGAGGGTGGTAGAACCACCAAAGCCTAAAGCCAAAGGTCGAAAAAGAAAAGTTGCTACTCCAAAGATTTCAGAATCTGTAGCGAAAGCAAAAAAGTCTGCTACAGAATCTTTAACTAACTCTTATAAACAATTAGAGAAAGCTAGAGAAAAATATAAAGCTGAACAAGAAAAGTATAAGACTAAAAAAGAAAAGCTAAAAAATTTAGACAATGCTTTAGAGGGAAAAGTTTCTACAGTATTAGAAACATCTCAAATAGATGAAGCAACACCAAGTATTCAAAAAGTAATTGGTGAACGAGAGGTTATCTTTGAACCTAACGAAGGACCTCAAACAGAGTTTCTAGCTGCACCTGAACGTGAAGTATTTTATGGAGGTGCAAGAGGTGGTGGAAAATCTTATGCGTTATTAATTGACCCATTAAGATATTGTCATAAACCTGCTCATCGTGGTTTGTTTATCAGACGTACGATGCCTGAATTAAGAGATATTATTAATCACTCTCTTAATCTTTATCCTAAAGCTTATCCCGGTGCAAAGTGGAGAGAGCAAGAAAAAGAATGGAGATTTCCTTCAGGTGCTAGAATAGAGTTTGGATACGCAGAGAACTTAACTGATGTATTACGTTACCAAGGACAATCATACACTTGGATTGGAATCGATGAATTACCTCAGTATCCAACCGAAGATATTTATAATTTTCTTCGGTCTTCTTTACGAAGTGTTGACCCTGAAATACCAGTGTATATCAGAGCAACAGGTAACCCCGGAAACGTAGGTTCACATTGGGTAAAGAAAATGTTTGTTGAACCCGGAGAACCTAACAAACCCTTTAATGTAGAAATACCTACAATGGCAGGAACAAAATCTATTACAAGAAGATTTATCCCTGCAAAGTTACAAGATAATCCTTATCTAATGCAAACAGATGATTATCTTATTATGCTTTCTTCTTTACCTGAGGTACAACGTAAACAGTTTTTGGAAGGTGATTGGGATGCTTATGAAGATTCTAGTTTTCCAGAATTTAATAGAGAAATTCATGTACTAGAAAATTTTGATATTCCTAATAACTGGATGAGATTTAGAGCAGCAGACTGGGGATATAGTTCACCTGCTTGTTGCTTATGGTTTGCAGTAGACCATGATAATGTGATGTATGTTTATCGAGAATTATATACACAGAGAATTACTGCTGACGAATTTGCAAGACAAGTTTTAGATTTAGAATACGGTGAATACATTCGCTATGGTATACTGGACTCTTCTACTTGGGCTAACAGAGGGGACATTGGTCCTAGCATTGCAGAAACAATGATTAAAGAAGGTTGCCGATGGAGACCCTCTGATAGAAGCCCTCGAAGTCGTGTTAATGGTAAAATAGAAATCCATAAACGATTAAAAATAAATGAAGATACAGGTGAACCAAATTTGTATATTCTTAGTAACTGTAAGAACTTATTAAGAACTTTACCAATGCTTCCACTAGATAAAAATAATAGTGAAGACGTGGATACAAAAGCAGAAGACCATGCTTATGATGCTTTAAGATATGGATGTATGAGCAGACCTGCCCATCCTCATAGCTTACAAACTCATTCACCATTATCAAGAGAACATAAATTTAAACCAGTAGATGAAGGCTTTGGATATTAAAGATAAAATTAAAATAGGATATAGAACTTACTCTATTGAAAAAAATGATAGAGTCTGGAATAAACAAACAGAATCCTATGGACAGTTTCTTTCTAAAGAAGGCATTATTTGTATGTCGTCTGAGGAAGATAGCATATCACAAGCTAATACTCTTATACACGAAATACTCCACGGTATTGTGTATCAATGGGGATTAGAATCAGAACTTGATGATAAAGAAGAACGTGTTGTAAACACAATAGCGAATGGAATAACAACAGTTTTTCGAGATAACCCGTGGCTAATAAACTTTATTAAAAATAAAATAGAGGAGGAAAAAAAGAATGATGAAAAGAAGTAAGATGAACATGAAAGTTCAATCCGAATTAGGTAAAACCTATAAACAGGGTGAATTATCTGCTGCTGCTGATGGTGCTGTTAAAAACAGTCTATTAACACAGGGTGGTGCATTTCCTGCTGATGCTTATGCAGAAGGTAATGTTGCATATCCTAAAACATCAAAAGAAGCTTTAGATGGTTCTTTACTTAAAAAATATTCTCAAGGTGACCTTGGCGAATAATATTTAATGAATATAACGAACGATATAGATACAGGCACAGATGCTACCCAATCTCTTACTGAGGAAGAACAAGAGATACATGGTTTAGGTGCATTAATTCAAGAGAAATTTAAAGTATCAGAAGACGCACGTTTATTTGACGAAAAAAGATGGTTAAGAGCATACAGGAACTATAGAGGAATCTATGGTCCTGATTTAGCATTTCGTGAAAACGAAAAGTCTAAAGTATTTGTTAAGATAACAAAAACAAAAGTTCTCGCTGCTTATGGTCAAATAATTGAAGTTTTATTTTCTCAAGGAAAGTTTCCTATTGGTATAGAACCAACCACTATACCTGATGGTATTTCTAAATATGCACATTTAAAACCTGAAGGGCAGCAACAGCCTAAGCAACCTGAAAGTCCTTATGGATTCCCCGGTGATGGTAAAGAAATAAAACCGGGTACAACCATTAATGAAATTTTAGGTGGCTTAAAAGATGAGTATGGTTCGTTACCGTTTGAAGATGGTCCAGCACCTGACCTAAAGTCGATGCCTCAATTAGAGCCGGCAAAAGGTGCAGCCGAAAATATGGAGAAAGTGATTCATGACCAGTTAGATGAATCCTTAGCTTCTACTGTACTACGACATATTATCTTTGAGATGACTTTGTTAGGTACAGGAATTTTAAAAGGTCCATTTAACTATGAAAAGAAATTACATAGTTGGGATAGAGATGAAGATAGCGATGAGTTATTTTATAATCCTAAAACAAAACTAACTCCAAAAGTAGAAGCAGTTAGCTGTTGGGATTTCTATCAAGACCCTAATGCAACATCTATTGAAGATTGTAACTATGTCATCCAACGACATAAGTTAACAGCTTCCGATATGCGTGATTTACTTAATAGACCTTTCTTTAGAGAAAGTGCTATCAGAAATTGTATTAAAGAAGGTTCAAACTACCAAGCACGTAGCTATGAAACAGCTTTATATGATAGAGAGAATCAAGCAGATTATGAACAAGATAGATTTGAGGTATTTGAGTACTGGGGTAAAATGGATGCTGACCTTGCTAAAGAAGCAGGTTTAGATGTAGACCCTGATGAGGTAGATGTTTTAAATGAAGTAGATATTAATGCATGGGTATGCAATGGACATATCTTACGTTTAGTATTAAATCCATTTACTCCATCAAGATTACCTTACATGGTTTGTCCTTATGAGATTAATCCTTATCAATTCTTTGGTGTAGGTATTCCAGAAAATATGGAAGACTCTCAGCAGATTATGAATGGTCATGCTCGTATGGCAATTGATAACTTAGCTTTGGCAGGTAATTTAGTATTTGACGTTGATGAAACAATGTTAGTACCCGGACAAGATATGTCAGTGTATCCCGGAAAAATATTTAGAAGACAAAGTGGTCAAACAGGTCAAGCAATTCATGGTTTAAAATTCCCTAATACTGCAAATGAAAATCTTATGATGTTTGATAAGTTTAGACAGCTAGCTGATGAATCAACAGGTATCCCTTCTTACTCACACGGTCAGACAGGAATACAATCAACAACTAGAACTGCAGCAGGTATGTCAATGTTATTAGGGGCTGCAGCTTTGAATATTAAAACAGTTATAAAAAATATTGATGATTATTTACTAAGACCTTTAGGTGAATCTTTATTTTCTTGGAATATGCAATTTAATAAAGATGCAAAAAAGATTAGAGGAGATTTAGTTATTAAAGCAAGAGGCACATCATCATTAATGCAGAAAGAAGTAAGGTCACAAAGATTAATGACATTTATGCAGGTAGCATCTAATCCTTCTTTAGCACCTTTCGTTAAGTTTCATACTATATTGAAAGAGATTGCTAAGTCGATGGATATTGACCCTGACCAAGTTATTAATGACCCAGAGAAAGCAGCATTGTATATGAAAATGATGGGAGGACAAAATGAAACTCAAGCAACTGGGAATGTTGGTGGAGTCCCCGGCATGGGAAGTGCTGGAGGAGTACCTACAGGAGCAAATCCACTTGACGCAACGGGCGTTGGAGGTGGCAACATTGGAGTTGGAAGTGTTCCGACTGCAGGGGAAGCTCAATTCTCTTCGCCAAATACTGGCACTCAAGGAACAGGTGAACAATAAATAAAATGGCAGAAACTAAAACATCAGAAGTATTAGCAGCAGAAGCAGGTCAACAAAAAGACCTAGGTCTATATTCGCAAGGTAAATTAAAATTAAATTTTAATGAAGAGTCAGGGGCATGGGAGCAATCTTATGAGCCTGTAAAACCTTCTAAAATGTTTATACCGCCACAGCCTACTGAAGTTAAATTACCTACTGATGTTACCATTCCTGAAATACCTACAGCAGAAGAACCTACAGCACAAGTTACTCAACCGGCAGAACCTTTAATACCTCAACCTGATAGAGGTGAAAGTGCAGGAGAAAGACGTAGAAGAGAAGACATGGAAAGATTTGGTCCGGGTCAAGACCCAATGACTTTTTCTAAAACAATGTCTAATATATTTACTCCGGGTACAGAACAAAATCTCTATTACTCTACACGAGGTATATTAAATCAAGAAGGTGATAAACTAACTGTTAATTTTGACCAAATAGATGAAGCAGGTGGTTATGGATTACCTTCTATATTAGGTGGTGTATTAAAAGTAGCCGAAAAAGATATTATAGAAAACACACTTAATAAATTACGTTTTGCAGGTATCATTGAAGGTAATGAAGTAGATAAAACAACAGGTACTTATGAATTTACTATTGATAGAGATAAAATGGATGCCTACACCAAAAATGTTTCTAACTTAGCTAATAAATTAACAGGTGGCTATAGAGATGAATCAGGTACTTATAGAAGACGCAATGATTATCTAATAGAAGAATTAGGAAAGTTAGGTAAAGAAGAAGCTACTAAATTTATATCTGATATGGCTATACTCTCCGATAATGACAATATGAAAAATATTATTAATCAAGCTATTGATTTTGGAACTAGAGGTGCAGCAGCAGCTTTAATAACATTCCAACAAGGCGGTGAAGAATTAGATTTAGAAGCTACAGGTTTATTTGGACTTAAAAAATATAATGATGAATTTAAAGAAGCATATACAACTACATTAAATCAATTACGAGCAGCAGAAGAAAAAACTACTGAGGAACAGCCATCAGGTATAGATACAAGAGAAATAGTATCACCTAAAAAAGAAGAACAGCGACAGCAGTCAGAATCTATGAAAAATACTTTTAATGCTTTAATTGAAGAAGCTAAACAAGCAAGAGACCCACAAGTTAAAACTGCTCTATTAAACCGAGCATCAGCTTATTCTGGTGCAGGAGATATAGCAGAGCCTACAGAAGATGGAACACAGTATCCTTCTAGTTATGGTGGAGTCTATCAAGGAACAACACCAACAAAAACAAGTACATCTACAAAAACAGATACTACAAAAACATCATCTAGTGGTGGGAGCAATAAATCTTCTTCCTCTAGTGGTAGTGGAACTAGAAGTGGATTAGTTAACAAATCTGTAGCACAAAAACTAAGTTCAGCCAAAAAGAAATATGGCTCACTAGCTACAAAAGGAAAATAAAAAGTTTCTACTAACGTAGGAAAGCACTAGAATTTCTCTAGTGTTGAAAAGGGCTACCTAGGATAACCTAGCCCCCTTATTTTTTACGACAAAATAAGAGCTACCTGTTACCGTTCGCAGCCCTCGTAACTTAAAGGAGTTATTCATGAACGAAGAAGAAAAGCAAACTGAAGTTATTGAGGAAGGCAAAGAATCAACACCCGTTGAGACTAAGTCTGAATCATTAGGAAGTCCAAAACCTTACAAAAACAAAGACCGTGAGGATGTTTGGAAAGATGATGAACCCAATAATGAACAGAGTGCAGCTACCGTTGACAAGGACACCGAAGAAAATTCTAAGGCTACTCCTGAAGAACAACGCCCTGCAAGTGCTGAAGATAAGGTATTTAAGAAACGCTATGACGACCTTAAACGCCACCACGATTCAACTATCTCAAAGCACAAGGATGAACTTTTAAGACTTAAAAAACAAGTCGAGGAAGCAACCAAAAAAGCCTACCTTCCCCAAATGTCTAAGGAAGAATTAGATGATTGGAGAAAAGAGAATCCTGAAATGTATGATGTTATGAAAACATTAGCATATGAGGAAGCCGATGAAAAATCAAAAGCTGTCGAAGCTAAACTAGAAGAGATTAAAAATGCTCAACTAAATTTAGCAAGAGAAAAAGCAGAGGTGGAATTATTAAAATTACATCCTGATTTTTATGACATTAAAGCTGATGATGATTTTCATGAGTGGGCAGAAGAGCAAGATAGCATGATTAAAAATTGGTTATACAATAATTTTGATAATGCCAAACTTGCTGCTAGAGCAATTGATTTATATAAGATGGACAGAGGTTTATCTAAAAAAGCAAAAGTATCTAGTGCGGAAGCTAAAATGGAAGCAGCAAAAGCTGTAACCAAAACAAGAGTAGGAGATGAAAATAAGATGAAAGAAAAGAAAGTCTGGAGTCTAAAAGAAATCTCTAAACTTAAACCTCATGAGTTTGATAAGTTAGAAAGTGAAATTGACCTTGCTAAAAGAGAAGGAAGAATCACCGCTTAATTAACTATATATAAACATAACCTTAGGAGGTAAATAACATGGCAGTATCAAGAAGTTCCGGTTACGGAAACTTGCCAAACGATAATTTTATCCCACAGATATATAGTCAAAAAGTTCAAAAGTTCTTCAGAAGAGCGTCTGTTGTTGAGGATATCACAAATACAGATTATGCTGGAGAGATTGAAAATTTTGGCGACACTGTGAAAATTATCAAAGAACCTGTAGTAAGCGTACAGTCTTACACAAGAGGTTCAGTCGTAAACCCACAAGACTTAACTGATGACCAAATTACTTTGGTTGTTGACCAAGCTAGTGCGTTTGCATTTAAAGTAGACGACATCGAAGAGAGACACTCTCACATTAACTTTGAAAGTGTTGCAACTTCTTCTGGTGCATATGCTCTTAAAAACTCATATGACCAAAACGTATTATCAAATATGTTCTCAAACGCAGGTACTACTATTGGTACAGACGGTTCAGGACAAGATATTGGTTTTGGTACTTCTGAGATTGACCCATTAAACTTAATGGCAAATCACTCTAAGAGACTAAATGCAGCAGATATTCCATTTGAAAACAGATGGTTTGTCGCTTCACCTGCTTTTTATGAGCAATTACAGCAAACTGACTCTAAGTTACTTGACACTCGTTTCTCAGGAGACGCTAATGGCGTTCTAAGAAATGGTAAAGTGTATGAAGGAAACATTGGTGGTTTTATGCTTTACATGAGCAATAACTTACCTGCTTCTTCAACAAATAACTATGAGAAGGTAATGTCAGGTCATATGTCTGCTGCTTCAACAGCAAATCACATTGCTAAGATTGAAGTTGTAAGAGACCCTGATTCTTTTGCTGACGTTGTACGTGGTTTACACGTTTTCGGAAGAAAAGTACTAAGAACTGATGCTCTACTTGCTGAGCATATTTTAATCGACTAATAGAGGAGGAAAAATATTATGACTGATTATAACAGTAATATTACTTCTACTAACATCCCTGCTAAAAGGGGTTCTAGTATTCCAAGAGTAATATCAGACGTAGTAGATTTTTCTTCTACTACTAACGCTTCTGGTGACACCTTTGATGTTTTACCTATTCCTGCTAACTCACTAGTTTTAGCAGCAGGTTATGACATCTTAACTGCAGGTACTGGTACAGGAACTGTAGCACTAGGTGATAGTGTTGACCCAGACCAATATGTTGCAGCAGTTGTACAAACAGCAACTGGACAAAAAACGACATTGGATGCTAACTATGCATACTCAGCAGCAGATGCTATTAGATGTACTATTGCTACAGCAGCAGTAGACTCTAAAATTAGAGTATGGGCTTGTGTTATTTCATTAGACGATGGTGGTACACTATCTGATACTGATTCACAAACATCAACATTTGCTTAATTAATAAATAATAAAGGGGGATTTATTCCCCCTTTAAACTTACCATAATGCCAATATATATTTACGAAAATACAAAGACAGGTAAAGTGTGGGAAGAAAATTTATCTTATGAAGATAGAGATAAACCCCTTACTAAAAATATAATTAGAATACCTGCTGCTACTAATATGCTTCGTATTTTAGATAGCAATGAAAACAAATTAAGAGACCATTTAGGTAAAATGGTACAACAAGGGTATAGAGAAAGAGATACTTTAGAAAAGAAAGGTTTAATTAAAGTTTCTACTGCCGAAAAAGAAAGCAGAGAGAAACGTCAACAAAAAAGGAAATGGGTATAGATGAATTATTTAACTTTATGTAACAATGTCTTAAGAGAACTGAATGAAGTAGAACTCACTAGCACAAATTTTACAGCTAGTAGAGGTGTTCAGACTTCTGTTAAAGGTTTTGTTAATAAAGCTATTTCTGATTTATATAATGCAGAAGTAGAGTGGGCATGGTTACACACATCGACTACTCAGGATACAAATGTAGGACAACAAGAATATACCTTACCCGCAGATATGCGTAAAGTAGATTTTGAATCTTTTTATCTAAAGCCTAAACAAGTTGTATCTAATCCAGAGTTTACCAGTGATATATCTAACTGGACTACTGTATCAGGTTCACCAGAGTATTCATCACTAGGTAATGGAAGAATAAAGTTAAATGCTTCAGAAGTTACTCAAGCAGTTACCGTCACTACTAATAGACCCTATCAATTAGCAGTAAGAATATTAGGTGGACCAGTGACTGTTAAAATAGGAACTTCTTCAGGTGATGCTAGTATTATTAATCAAGAAGTTACTCCTACTTTTGTAGGTGAAGGTAAAGTTTATACAGCTTTATTTACTCCCACCGTTTCTACTATTTATATTGGTTTATCTAATAGTGCTAGTGCTGATTACTATGTCGATTTTGTAAAACTAGCTGAAGACTTTCAACCTTATAAATTACGTTATGTTGCTTATGATGATTTTTTAAGAGAAAGCACACATAGAGATTTTGATATCGATACTACTTATAAAAAACCAGAAAGAGTTTATCGCACACAAAACCATACAAGTTTTGGTTTAACTCCCGTACCTGATAAAGATACTTACACTATTGTATATGAATATTTTAAAACACACACAGATTTAAGTGCGTATGATGATGAACCTTTATTACCTACTCGATATCGTCATGTCATAGTTAATAGAGCAAAATATTATCTTTATAAATTACGTTCTGATGTACCGATGGCAAATATTGCTAATGCAGAATATGAGGATGGAGTAAAAAGAATTAGAATAGAAATGTTAAACAAACCTGATTATGTGAGAGATTTAAGAGTTAATCTTAATACTATATCTTCAGGGGGTTTGACTGACCTATAATGCCAGATACTTCTAACATAGCACCTGCAGTTGTTAGTTGCTCAGGAGGGTTAGTTCTTAACAGAGATGTATTTTCTATGTCTCCGGGAGAAGCTTTAGAGTTAAAAAACTTTGAACCTGATATTGCTGGTGGATATAAAAAAATATTAGGTACAACAAAGTTTAATACTAATGTTGTTCCTTTTGTTTCTTCATCAACAGAACGTGTAGTATTTTCTGCTATCTTTAATGATGTAGTATTAGCAGGAAGAGGAGGAAGTATCCATTATGCATCTAGTGGCTCAGGAAGTTGGACAAGTTTAATTACAGGATTAGGAACACCTACACAGAACTATGAGTTTAGAAAATTCAATTTTGATGGTACTGATAACATTATTATTTGTTCTGGGACATCAACACCCAGAATCGTTGACAGCAGTTATACTGTAACTAATGTTAATGCAACAGGTAGTGCTAATTTTAAATATGTAGAAGTATTTAAGAATCATATCTTTTTTTCAGGTGATTCTAGTAATCCTCATTCTGTTAAATTTATGTCACCTTTTGGTACTAATGATTTTACAACAGGTAATGGTGGCGGTGAAATAAGAGTAGATTCTCCTGTAGTAGGACTCAAAGTTTTCCGTGATAGCATCTTTATTTTTTGCAATGATGAAATATTCAAGATTGTAGGAACATCTTCTGCAGACTTTCAATTACAGCCTGTCACTAGAAAGATTGGATGTTTAGACGGTAGAAGTATTCAAGAATTTGGTGGTGATGTTATTTTCTTAGCCCCAGACGGATTAAGAACAATTGCCGGTACAGATAGAATCGGTGACGTAGAATTAGGTACAATATCTAAACAAGTACAAGAAATTATTGATAAGATTACTACACACAATATTAATTCACTCGTTATTAGAAATAAATCACAATATCGATTGTTTTACCCTACTAGTGCTGACCAATCAGAAAATGCAGCTAAAGGATTAATCTGCGTTATCAAAGGTCAACCTGAAGGTGGGGCAGGATTTGAATACTCTGAAATTATTGGTTTAAAAACATCATCTGCTGACTCTGACTTTATCAGTGGAAATGAAACAATCATATCAGGTGGATATGATGGATACATCTATCAACAAGAGTCTGGTAGTTCTTTTACTCGAGCATCTACAACCAAGACTATTGATGCTTTCTATAGAACTCCTGATATGACAATGGGAGACCCCGGTATCAGAAAGAGTATGCAACGAGTTATTTGGAACTATGAGAATGAAGGTGATGTTAGTGCAAACTTTAAAGTACGTTATGATTTTGATAGCCCTCAAGTTCCTCAACCTGATGCCTATACATTATCAACAGGTGCAGGTATCGCAGTTTATGGATTAAGTGCATCTACCTATGGAACTGCTGTTTATGGTTCATCAGGTGCAAACTTAGTACGACAATCAGTAGAAGGAAGTGGCTTTACAGTAGCATTACGTGTGGAAGACTTTTCATCTAACTTACCGATATCTTTTAAAGGATATCAATTAGAATTTATACCCGGAGGTAGAAGATAAATGGGAACAACATATACAAGGCAGGAATCAGCTAGTATTACTGACGGTTCAGTTATTGAAGCAAGTCACTTTAATAATGAATTTAATCAGGTAGAAGCTGCATTTGCTGCATCAACAGGACACCAACATGATGGTACTGCTGGTGAAGGTGGTTACGTACCGCTTATTGCTGACTTAGATGCTAATAATAAAATAGTTTCAGATACATCCAATAATAGATTTGGTGTATTTGTAGAAGTAGCTTCTAGTCCTGTAGAACAGTTTCGATTTCAAGATGGTGCTATTGTTCCCGTCACCGATAATGATATTGACTTAGGTACAGGTTCTTTAGAGTTTAAAGATTTGTATCTCGATGGTACTGCTAATATTGATACTTTAGTTATTGGTTCTTCTACTGGTGTAACTTCTGTTGATACAGACTTATCTTCTGTTTCAGCTAGTGATGATACTTTGGCTTCTGCTAAGGCTATTAAAACATATATTGATGCTCAGGTAACTGCTCAAGACTTAGACTTTCAAGCAGATACAGGTGGTGCATTAAGTATTGATTTAGATTCTGAATCCCTAACATTTA